CCTTGACAAATACAGCTTGTCAGCAGCATTGTAATTCCAGAATGAAGAAGAAACGCAAGCCGGGAGTAGTAGCCAAATCGAAACAGGGCGACCCGGATGACTTCGACATTACAATTCCAAAATTCGACGGCGGAGAAGGGTTTGCCGAGCTGCTTGAAAAGGACGACGCCAAGCCAGCATTGAAACCAGCATGGGCAACGGTTCGCCTGCCCAAAAAACTTGCATTCAAAGACAGGCCGAAGAAAAGAATCTTTTACGACTTCAGCGAAGTTGAGCACGCCATCAGCCGGATTGTAAAATTGCCGGGACCGAACGAAACAATTCACGCCATCATGGACAGCACGTTCAAAGGCGTTGACCTCGTGCCGGCGGTCATTAAGCTCGCCAAGCGGCCATGCGCCAGGCTGACGATCACCACGCTGGGTTTTAATCGCCGGGACATTGCGTGCATCATGGAATTAAAACAGCGCGGCGAGATTCTGGAATTGAACATGGTATGCAGCAACTTTTTTGCTGAAAAAGACATGGGAGCATACAACTATGCAAGGGAACAATTTCAGGCCAAAGGTTGCCGAATCGCCATAGCAAGAAACCACAGTAAGCTGCTGATGTTCGAGTTTGGCGAACAAGCCTACGTGGTGGAATCATCGGCCAATCTCCGAAGCTGCGTTAATTTTGAGCAGTTCGCTTTGACCAACAGCCGGGAACTTTACAACTTCCATCAATCATGGGTTAGTAAAATGTTCTGATGAAAAAGCCGAAGAAAAATAAAGCTACCAAGCCCCAGGCAGAGCAAAGCCAGCCAGCCATAAAGCTGGACGCCGACACTTTGCGGAAAATAAAAGAAGCCGACATTGCGAACATCATCAAAAAGGTGAAGGCCGGAAAACCATTGAGCCAGTCAGAGCGGAAGATAATTGACGACGCCGGACCAGTGAAAAAAGAGGAAAAGCCGACCGGAAAAAATGTGCCTAAGGTGGACACAGAACAGGAGCCAGCCGAAAACAAAAAACACCCCAAGGCGAAATGGGAGCCGCGCTTTGTCAAAATGGTTGGAACACTTGGCAAATCAGGACTGATTGACCGCCAGATTGCCGAAGTGTTTGGCGTATCAGAGCAAACCATTTACGACTGGAAACGCACCAAGCCAGAATTTGCTTTAGCCCTTAAAAAAGCAAAGGAACTTGCCAACGAAAGAGTGATTGAATCCCTGTTCAAACGGGCCACTGGATACTCGCACCCAGAGACGCACATTTCAGTCTTTCAAGGCCGCGTGATAAAAACCGCGCTCGTGAAGCACTACGCACCCGACACGACCGCCTGCATCTTCTGGCTGAAAAACCGAAAGCCGAATGACTGGAAAGACCGGAGCGAAAACGTAGTTCAAAACCCAGACGGCTCTGCGCTCGAACCAATCACCGTGAAAGTCATTGGCGGCACAATTCCAAAAGCAAAGCTACCGAATGAAGAAGCGAGCCAAAGCTGAAAAGCCAAAGGTGGAAAACAAGCTGATGGCGGGGATTGAATACGAGTTGCGCGGCGGGAACGGACTGCTTTTTAATTCAACCGAGCAAGAGGTTGTTTTGGCCGGCGCGGCGGAAACCGGAAAGACGATTGCGGCGCTATTGAAGGCACACACGATTTGCGGAAGCGTGCCAGGCGCACAGGGCGCCATAGTTCGAAAAACTCACAACTCGCTTGTGGGATCTGTTGTTAAAAGCTACCTGCGAATAATTGAGCCGGACAAACGCGGCATCAAATCTTACGGCGGCGAAAGTCCAACGCGATTCATTTACCCGAACGGCTCGGTTATTTGGCTTGGCGGGATGGACAATCCAAACAAAGTGCTTTCGAGCGAACGCGACTTTATTTATTGCAATCAGTGCGAGGAGTTGACGCTCGACGATTGGGAAACACTTTTGACGCGCGCAACCGGGCGCGGAGCCGTGGTTGAGCATTCTCAACTTTTCGGGGACTGCAACCCAGGCGGTTCAATGCACTGGATACGGAAACGGAAATCACTGCGCCTACTAAAAGCAATTCACCAAGACAACCCGAGCCTGTTCACAATCAATGGCGAGATCACACCGCAAGGCAAAAAAAGTCTCGCTGCTCTGAATAATCTGACGGGCATCCGGCGGAAAAGATTGCTTGAAGGAATTTGGGCAACTGCCGAGGGCGCAGTTTATGACATGTTCGACGCCAGCATCCACGTTTGTGTGCGCGACTGGCGAGAAATGAAGCGGTGGTTTCTGGCGATGGATGAAGGCTACACAAACCCGGCCGTAATTCTTTTAATCGGCGAAGATGGAGACACAAGACAGCATTGCTTTCGGGAATTCTACAAACGGGGAGTTTTGCAGGCCGATGTTGTGGCATTTGCAAAGCGTTGGTTTAATGATGTTATCGGCGCGGCCACCGGGGAATACAAACTAAACGAGGACAAATCACGCGGGGAATGGATTCAAGGCGCTTCACCAGTTGGAGCAAAAAGAGCGGACGCCGCCGCGTGCGACGAAGCCGCCGCCGGACTGATAGCCGACTTGAACAATGCCGGCGTGACAGCATACCCAGCAAAAGGCCGAGTGATGGACGGAATCAACCGCGTGCAGAACCGGCTAAAAAAACAGGGAGACGGAAAGCCGAGATTCACGATGGACCCGTCATGCACGGAATTTCAAAACGAAATGGAATCGTATGTCTGGAAAGATGAAAAGGACGTGCCGGTAAAAGAATTTGACCACGCGAACGACGGCTACAGATATTTACTCGACTACCTGAATGAACCGACCGGAGCCTTTGAATCCGCCTCAGACATCCTGACCGGCAAAACAGGTGACATCGAAACCCCAGAGGCAATCCAGACGGACGAGGTTGATTTTGATAACATGGAAATAAATTGAAAATTGTGTTTGACAGTGTAAGCATAAAACGCTAAACATAACGCAAATGAAAGTGCCGGTGATTCAAACCACGAAAATTGACCAAGCAAAAGCTGGCCAGATGATTCGCGAACTACGAAAAAAGTCAGGCGTATCGCTCCGTGACATGGCGTTGAAAATGAATCTGTCCGCGCCGTTCGTTTCTGACATGGAGCTTGGCCGTCGCAACTGGTCGGAAGAAAAATTCGCATCGGCTCAAAAAGCCATCGCCGCACTCTCGAAATAAAACAATCAAACCAAAAGAAAGCAAAGAACATGAAGACAATGACATTCCAATATCTGCCGTCAGGTGTTCACACCATTGACGTTGGATTCCAAAATAAAAAGATAAACGTCACGGTGGAAATCACCAGCGACACGGCAATCATCCTGAATTGCGACCTTCAAAACAGCATTAAGGAATTCCCAAAACGTCCGCCGGTTATTGTCACGGACGGCAGCGAACGCAACGCGGCCTTGTGGCCGGAGAAACTATTCTGGAAGGACGGCGGCGTATTTTGCACGGCAAAGCTAGCATCTGGATTCAAGCCCACAAACAGAATGGCCATGTGCGCGGCATTCAAGACGGATGCTGAATACAAAACAGCAAGGCGAGGGAAAATTCCGAATCCGCGCCGGGGAAGTAAAAAGAACCCGGCCATCTTGACAGGGTTGCCGCCAAACCAAATCGGTTGCATCGGCACACACAAAATCACATCATTCAAATCAATCCAACCAATCGAATAATTATGAAGATTCACGCTCTTGCAAAACTGTTCCCTGAAATCACCGGCCAAGACTTCATTGACTTGGTAGCGGACATCAAAGCCAACGGACTTCTCCAGCCAATCATCACGCTGGACGATCAAATCCTCGATGGTGTCAATCGCTCAAATGCCTGCCTTCAGGCGAAGGTGAAGCCGCGTTATGAAAAGTTCACCGGCAAAGACCCGAAGGCTTTTGTCGTCAGCCAGAATCTCGCCCGGCGCCATTTGTCCGAAAGCCAGCGCGCGATGATTGCAGCCGAACTTTCAAAGTGTCTGAATTCAGACACCACCATCACGCAAGCCGCAAAAACATTGAACGTAAGCAGGGGCAGTGTTCACGTTGCGGCGCGCATAAAGAAGAAGTCGCCGAAGCTGGCCGCAAAGGTCAAGGCCGGTAAAATCAGCCTTCACAAAGCGGAGCAGAAAATAAATCCGCGTCCATTGCCACGCGGCGGGCTGGCGGCGGAGGCAATCCGGGCGAAGCAGGCAGAGGCACAGAAGCCAGCCGCTTTGAAGGGGATTGACATGGGAAAGGTTGACCCAGTTGACTCACCCCGAATCACCGCCGGCATCACGCCGGAAGATTTCCAAAGGGAATTGGACTTGCTTGAAAAGCTGATTCCAGCGGAAGCCGATCACAAGCCGTATTTCAACGCGGCGAGCAAAATGGCTGAACGCTTGGCTCAATACAAAATATGAATCCTGGATTTATTAAATTTCCAACCTGTGACGGTTGTGAAAGAAACGGACAATTCGACAAAGAAAAAAAGGAGATTGTCTTCATGCTCCAATATCTTAATTACCGAGACGAACGAATGGAAACCAGATTCTACTGTGCCGATTGCAGGCCAACGCCTGATTTTATCGGAACCGGAAGATTTTTGAGGGTAAAATTTTCAGAACCATGAAAGCGATTTTGAAACCGTTCACCTGGGCACTCGACAAGCTGCACATCTTTCGGGTCAACCATCTTTTCATCACGCCAAAGGAAGGCCGAAGGCTGATGCAGGCTTACGCCAAGAAATGCGAAGCCGATTTGCGGGGCCGGCATGAAGCGTTCAAGGCGGCGCTCTTCGACCTGCAAGAAATCCGAACCAAGCCGCACCGGAACCTTTACGAAATAA